GTCTTATCATCCGTCATTCTATTATCATATGTTTTCGACATTTTATTTTCTACCTTTTATTACATTAAATTTATAAATATTATTTTTAGTATTGACATTGTCACTTGACACTCTAGCTCTATCTTTTGTGCCCATTCTGTACCAAACATCAATCATTTTTTTATGTAGCGTACCATCTTCGTTAAAATTTACACCATTCGACATAGCATATATATAATCCATTACGATTTTATAATCTTTTTTGTTTAAATTATTTGATAAAATTTTTAATATTTTATCTGTTTCTGTATGTTTTGACATATACGACCCCTATTTTAATTGTTAAACTACCTGGCCGTGCTTCGTGTTTCGTGTTTCGTTTGTTCTTCATTCTTCTATGCCCTAAACTAAAAGTTTTTGTTTGTGAATTACAGTTCGGACATAAGAATCGTAAATTCTGTAATCTATTATCGTTATTTACACCATTAATATGGTCTAAGACTAAAGTCAAGGATTTACTTTGCCAAGATGGTTTTAACCCACACACAGCACATACGTAAGGGAACAACCCTTCCATAAGTATACGTTCTTTGACTCTATGTCTAGGGTGCGATGAGTTAGATACAAAAACCTTTCGATTGTGTATCTTTCGCATACGGATCTTGGTAGCCAGAGACATTTTCATCCCTTTGTTCCACGCTTTTCCCAACGTTCGTTTCTCCAATATGACCTGACGAATTACACTCGCAACATTGAATAATTTTACGAGCTATTACAACATACCCATTCCCTTTACATACTTCACACACAATATATTTTTTCACGATATTCCTTTCAATAAATTATTTTTATATTTTTCAAATGACACATTTTCTTTTTCTGCTCTAAATTTCATATGATCCATTATTAATTTTTCAACAAAAGCTCCTGGTTTTCTAAAATTCTGCGTACATAAAGCTTTCAACAGTTGATGCGTTTCTTCGTTGACAGCTATATTTTTTTTGCTAGAAAGTTGGCTCATACATTTCTCCTTTCTTTATTAAATCCTCATAATGTTTAATTTGTTTTAAAATAGGCATAATGTCATCAACATTACCCTCCCACTCTGCATCAGATAGTTTTCCATACCATCTTTTGAGTTCTTTTTCACAACTTACAAGTCGTACATCCATTAAACTACACATATTACCCTCCTTTAATCGTGACAAAAACAAGCATCATCAGCTTGATCATATTCAAACAAATCCATTTGTCGTTGTGTTATTTCACGCAAAATTTCATAACTTGGTCTATCTTTTCTAAAGTATGCAGCTCTATCATTTCCTGTACCAAGTTTTTTACTTTCCATATTTATCCACCAATCTGCCAATTTAGGATCTGATTTTATAATATTAAGTAACGTATTTTTACCCTTCAAAAAACATAAGTCACAATTACCTTGAGGTGTTTTACCACCGATGTTTGGTAATCGTAAATCAAAATTATTGTTTGTCCAATACTTAAAAACATCTCTTACACTTTTTTTTGCTTCATACAATGGTGCTTTCGTATCCCATCTTTCTTTTTTATTTCTATTATGAATTCTAGCTACTCGGTGTGACTCATCGTAACGTAAACCGACATAACTGTTCCAATGTTCAAAACCTTTGTAGCCCATACAATAACCACGCATTGCTTTTATTTTTAAGTACGAAGTGCAGTATCGTGTTACAGGATTGGGTAGAAATCTTTTTTCATTAATAAGTTTTTCGTAAGGTTCCCCGTTCCGTGATGCGCTGTTATGGTTTACAACATGTATTTTATGTTCAGCATCTTTATCATATTCAATCCACACGATTGGTACTGACCATTGCTGGCTACACTCTTCAACAAAATCTAAAGTCTGAGGCATTTCTTTCCCTGTGTTTGCAAACACTACAGGTAAATCATCTGGCAATTTATTATCATAAGCATCTAATATCTTACGTAACATATAACCAGATGTTCTCCCTCCAGAAAAGTTAATCACTCCTGGTGTTTCTAATTTAAATATGTCCTTCGTCATCTGTGACCTCCATCTTTGCATCTATCTCTTGAAATACTAAAGCTCTTGCTGTATTCATACCAAACAGAGGATTTATTAAACCATTTGAAGGATCAACAAGTTCTATCTTTTTTAACTCATCCATTTTTTCTTCCAGGTCCAGGTCACTTGTTGGTTGACCACCATAGTCATAGTGATGTGTTTCGTGTAAAATATCATCTATTCGTTTTACTATATTATGAAAGTGTTTACTTTTACTTCTAAATTTATATTGCATACTTTGCTCCTTGCGCTGTCGTTAAATTTTTTTCGTTAGTTTCATAATACACTATGTCACTACGTTTGTAATTATTGACCAGCACAGGTTCGTTGACTAATACACCCATACCTTTTTTCTGATCTCCTTGAAGTATCTTAACCCACATCTTTTCTTTAGCTATTTTATTTTTACTTTTTTCTTCAATAAAATAACAATACACATGATTCTTATCATACTTTTCGTGTTCCTTAATTTTAAAATACAACTCTTCACCATGTTTTTCACAAGTATATATTATATTTTCTTTTGGTTCTTTCATCATTCTATCCTTTCCATTTATGTAATATTATGTATAAAAATGTATTAAAGTCAAGGGTTATTGACAAAACATATATAATTTTATATGAATATAATAAGGAGTTTATATGCAAGATTTACTTGATAAAAAAACTGCTCTTGAAAAGAAATGGACTGATACATACGCAGAAAAAGGTGTATATTCTACTGATATGATAGCTATAGATAAAGAGATAAGCAAAGTAAGACAACTTATTATTATAGAAGATATCAGAAGAGCAAAAAAAAATATTAAGTAGCTTCTCCGAAGTCTTTTCCGAGAGCTACATCTACCACACTTGGAACCTTCAGTTCCACGCAAGACTCCATCTCTCTCTTTATTTTAGCCACATCATTTTTATCTTGGATATTAAAACATAATTCATCGTGTATTTGTAGTAAGGGTAGATAGCCAGCTTCATAACAACTCACAATAGCTTGCTTAGTTTGATCCGCAGCAGATCCTTGAATTAGTCTGTTTAATGCTTTGTATGTGAAAGCACGTTTGATGTTAGCTTGTCCATATTTAGCACTAGCGTTTTCAAACCTCTCAGGAGTATGTACTCCAAAATCTCTAGGTTCCCACATATCAAAACGACATTTACGACCTAGCTTTGTTCTAATGATACCTTCATTATTTGCTTTTGCCATACAACGATCTGACAATAATTTTACAAACGGAGCTTTTGTATTATATTTACTTATCAAATTTTGAGCTTCATCATAAGATACACCGAGCATATTTGACAATTTATGTTTACCCATACCATACATCAAACCCAAACCAATAGTCTTTGCCTGCTTTCTATCTATACCAACTAAGTCAGCTACAGTCTGATGAAAATCAGCACTTGCATTTGTGTAAGCGTCTACTAATTCACGAGAACCTTCATATCCCTCTCCAATACTTGCAGCATAATGTACTACCAGTCTAGGTTCTTGTTGACTATAATCAAAACTTCCCCATTGACATCCTTCCTCGGGTAAAAACAAACCTCTTATCAAAGGACCATAATCTTTGTTTCTGGCAGGAAGTTGCTGTAGGTTAGGGTTTGACATCGACAACCTACCAGAAACTGTACCACCTGTGTCACTTCTTAACTGTTGTATCTCAGCATGAATTCTACCAGCGTGTTCGTACTTCATAATAGAATTTAAGAAAGTGTTGTGGAATTTGTTAATTTCTCTAGCTTGTACTATGAGTTTTGATATTTCGTGATTAGAGTTAAGTAACCAATTTTGTGTAAACGAAGGCTCGCCACTTTTTTGTGTTTTTGGATATTCAATATTTAATTTATCAAATGCGTAACCTATTTGTCTTGCAGCCCATATATCAATATCTTTTCCTACTAACTTTTTAATATTATGTAATAATTTTTTTTCTTTATTTACAAAATCTACTTTCAGTAGTTCTGCTTTTTCTTTGTTTACTCTAATACCACGTTCTCTCATCTTTATTAAAATAGGTAAAAGTTTTTTTTCTAGTTCCCAAACTGTATCTAAATTTTGTTTATAAATTTCGTGTTTAAATCTTTGCCACAAAAGGTACGTGAGCCGTGCATCTTGTTCAGCGTAATATCCTACATGTTCAGCTGGCAACATCCACATCTCAGCTTTTGGGTCAACGCCGTGCGCTTTCGCAGCTTCAACTAAATCTGTCTCTGCTTTTAATTCACCAACATAATCTTTTGCTAAAGAGTTTAATTTGTAAGAATATCTGTTTTCGTCAATCAATGCCCCTGCAATCATCGTATCAACTATTTCACCTTTAATTTCAATACCATATGCTCTCAGCCAACCTACATCGTATTGTGCATTGTGAAATATTTTTCTACAAGGTAATGCACAAACATCTTGCATATATTTTAAGACTTGTTCTTTAATTAAATTACCACCACCAAAATGTTCCATTGGGTAATATCCTTCCCAACCTTCAGTAGCTACAGCAAAACCTATTATTTTACCTTGTCCTGTAGCCCATCCAGCACCAAGACCCTTGTTAATACCATCATCTTTTGTTTCCAGGTCTATAGCTATTTCTTTAGCATCACTTAAATCTTTATATTCATTCGGTGTTGACCAAATATGCTTCTTAAAACTAAAATTCAACTGCATACTAGGCATAAAACCCCCTGTCAGCTTGAGTTTGAGATAAAAATCGTTTTAAATGGCCGCTGAGTGCCTGTAAAGAAGTCTTGCTTATGATTCTACCTTGTTTTTTACTCATAATCACGTTCTAATATCATTTCACAATAGTGTATAGCTTTTTTTATATCTTCTGCTTTTCCTTTTGCCTTATGACGACATATATACTTTATTACGTTACCTTCTGCAAACAATAATTTGTTTTTATTAATAAATTGTGACGGCTGTATGTCAAGCGTTTGGTAATGCTTGCTGCCCTTTTCCCACAAGTTGTTTTTCTTTTTCATGTTCCTCCTTTGTTTTTAATACAAAACCATCTCTAAGTAAATCAAATAATTTGTGTTCTACATCTGCCTTTGTTGGTCTTGTTTTAAATTCCATTGTTAAATTAATTTTATAAGTCATTTTTTCTCCTGTAAATAAACAAAATAATCTTCTCCTATTGGATAATTATACTTGTAATCACTAGACAAAATATGCAAAGAACTTTTGGCTCTTGTTACACCAGTATAATATACTCTTTTTTCATCAGATTTCTCTTCTGTATTTTTATTAGAAAAAGATGAAGGATAATTACCTTTACTATATATTAGTACATTATCAGCTTCACCACCTTTAACACTATGTATGGTATCAATAACAATTTGTGGGTCAGTATTTAATTGTTTTTGTCCATATCGTTTCAATAATCTAATAAAATATGTAACTTGTTCTGGCTTGAAATTTCTTTGTAGTATTTCCCACCAAGGTTGATTGTGTTGATCATCTTCTAAATCTAAGCCACACCATTGTTTTAATTCTTGAAAGTTATACTCTTGATAGTCTGGTAGACTTAACCAAAATTTATCTCTTCTGTAAGATAAATCTTTTAGTTCTCTTATATATTTAAACATATTCTCAGCTTCTTTTTTAGATATTCTTTTACCCTTTGATATCTTTGTCCAGCTCTTAATTGCCTGCCATTGTTTTTGATCAAAAGATTTATTACCTCTATTATCTCCGTAGTACAAGCCAGCATCTTTTGCAGCAATACGTAACTCATTAACAGTATTATT